TGCCCAGAGCTGGTGTCTCAAAATATGGTGGCTCGAAGTTGACTCGTAACCCTGTGGCCTGACATTGGATGTCGTAATCGCCGTCGACGCGAATCCTTGCACTTGCTTGAATGCTTGCCCTATTGATCTTGACCCCGATATTTGGGTCGCGTGAGGCAACACAAAGCCTGAACTGGAAAACTTGGCCGGTATATTCGCCGGCGTAAAACTTGCGCCATGGACTAAATGGTGCGTTTCCTATCAACAGGTTCGGCTCGACGTTATCGAGCGTAGGCCAATCCTTTAATAAAAGGGTTGATTTCGCAGCTCGCAATTCCAGCCAAGCGTCCCATTGTTCTCCCACCAGGGCTGCGTCAATTGCGACACCGCCGACAATAGCCTCGGCCTCGATCTGCGCGGTGAAAGTAATCGGCTGAATCTGGCGAAAGTCCAGCGCCTCCTTAAAGTTATATATCCCCGTCGGCGCATAGGTTCCATCTGGCAGGGTTATCGACTGGATATAACCGTGATTTTTAAGTGTGGGTTTTACCTCTGCGAGAATCGGCCACTCAACCAGGAAGCGCTTAACCACTGCTTCCATCCCGTTGATAGGACCGTCCCAGTAGGGATTCTCGATTGTTATCAGCTCGATGTCATCGGTGAGGGTAGCCGTAGGAGTGATGGCCATGGTCGCACCCTCGGAAATATTTCCCATGGTGTCGACGGTCTTTACAAAGTAAGTCCCAAGCCGAGCCGGGACAGTTAGCGAGGTCGATGCGTAAGGCTGACGACTTGCAATAATTGTCGCACTGTGGAAGTCTGCTCCATCAAACCTGGGCGAGTAGCGAACGATGTAATGAGAAACGTCGTTCGATGTTGACTCACTCCACTCCAGATAGATCGACTCCTTGCTGCGGATGTCGAGGTCAAAATATTCTGGTGCCAGTGGCTTGATCTTGTCGCCGACCGGCGTGATTGTGACTTGTGGGGAGACGTTTGGCTGGATTTGCGCGCCAGAAGAACCAAGGGCAACGACAGCAAATGTCTTTTTTTCCCCTATGAGTGCGGTCGCGTCTCCACTATCCTCCACAACCTTTACGTCTTTATATGCAAAGTAGGACAGCTCTTTTGTAGTCGCAATTTGCACCCAGATATTGTCCTGGAGCTCATACACTGCGTAGCCGGCAGGCATCACCCCGCCAGGTCGAGTCCAAGACAAAGCGATAGAGATGTAGTGGTAGCGATTGACAACAGTATCGAGTTCGTTTGCCTTCAGGTTTGTCACAGGTCCTGGGCGACGGTCGTCAATTGTGGTGATCAGCGGGTCGTAGTTAGGGATAGGCGCGCTCTCCGCTGTGTAGATGCCTGGTGCATAACTCACCAGCTCGATCGATGCGGCCAAGTCTCCTGACGGCGAGATTGACTTGACCAGGCAATCCATTGTCACTTTTTCAAGTACCCCGTAAACAGAGAGCATCCCCTCTGACAATTTGTAGATGTCACCGGCGACCCTGAGTTTATTGATGTCTGTCTGGTCCACAATCATCAAATCGACCTGTGAGTTGTCAGACACCCTCACCCGCAGGTAGTGACCCGCCTCGGCGTTGACAATGTCGTCATCGAATGTGATCACATCAGAACTGATGCTCTTAATTCTCGCCCAGCCAGAACCGATCTTTGGCACATCGTGCGAGATTCTGACAAGGTCGCCTCTGGTGGCCAGAATGTTCTCCACACCAGTCGTGATGCTGAAAGTCTCGCGCCTGAGTTGGCCCTGTGCCAGTGATCTGCGGCCAAGTCTGTATGCCTGGCTGTAAGAGGTCACGCCGACCAGATCGAGTGAGTCAAACTCCGTGGCGTTGGATGCGTTGTAGCCGTCATCGTAAACAATGATCTCGCGCCCCTGCCACTCTTGCAGCGGGTCAATGTATTGGACGCGCAGAGCATGTGGCTGTCTGAAATACGCAAGCGTTGATCTGAATCCAGACGAGTTTCTCGGCGTGAACAGCTGCACTGGGTAGCTGCGTGGCCGGTCGACTGAGATGGAATACTTGCCTGAGCGCAGTGCTGGAGTGGCATCCCCAATACTCGACAATAATTTCAAGACTTGCCAGGCCGTGGTCTCACCGCTGATCACAATGTCGCACTGATTGCGAGGGGACTTCGGGTCGTTTGTGTCTGGTGCATCACACCAGTCCGCCCAATCCTTTATCGCATCCATATCGACCCGATCGATCGATGCTTTGGTCACTGCGGCCGTACCTATCAGAACATCCAGGTACGCCCAAGCAGGATTTCTGGTCGCCTTTTCAACGAAACTGTTTCCATTCCAAGACCGCAAACGTGATGTCGCAATCGCTGTGAAATTACTCACAACACCATTTAGCTGGTCATTTGCCAGAATCCGCATTTCGACGATTGTGTGTGGATTCTCAGGCGCAATTGGCGCGCTGTCCTTGACCGAGCGAATGCTTGAGATGTAGACATCGTCCTGCGTGTACCGGTCAACAGAATCGACCGAGAGCCTGGCGATCTGGAACTCGTACTCACCAACCGGTAGATTCAAACTCAGCGATGTTGTGAATGGTTTCTGAGTCTTGTTGGAGACAGATAGTTTTTTCTCTATTTTGTTGTAAACAGGCTGTCTGTCGTTGATGTAATCAACGTAAAATTCTTTTACATAGTATCCACCATCATTCTCCCAGGCCTCTTCGTACCGGACGAGTGTGATGTTTTTTCCGTTTGGCTGACTCGATGGATTTGGGAGTTTAGTGACAGGATCATAATTAGGCCCATTGTTTTGGCTGAAATCGTACTCACCGCCTGTGGCGCGCCAATACGCCTCGTAGTAGAAATCCGCTGGTGCATCAACACCTGGTCCATCAATGGTGTGCGTTGCTTTCCAGTATGGGATCCAGGTAGATGTGCCGGCCAAGCGATACTGAATATTGAGGGAGACTTCTGCCGTCTTGAGGTCGCCGTTTTTCTGGTCGACAATCGCAAGGCCCTGGGGGAAGTTGAAGTCCAGGACGAAAAGTGTGCATGCCGGGGCCGATGTGACAACCCGCCAGCCGTTATACAGCAGCTTCTGGGCCAGCCCATCCTGATAGACATCCTTATTGTAAATAGTCAGCGCATCACCCTTTTTAAATCTCGGGTGGACCTTATATTTGACGTTCTGGTAGCTGGTCAGCGGGTTCTCACCAATCCTCAGGTCCTCGAGGTCAAGCGGTCCGTATCCAAAATCAAAAAGCAGATACAAGTATTGTTTATCCCCGACAGATGCAACATAAGGTCTAGCCGCATAGGTCGGAGCCATCTTTACTCGGCCATAAACTCGAGGAACAGGCTGATATTGTTGATTTGTGTTTGATGCAGAGTTCCAACTAAAAACGTCTGCCTCAGCTGATTGCTGGCCCAGTTCGGGCATGCTTGCAGATGGTGGTGGAAATATTGCATTGAGCGCAAGTGACGCAACCATTGAGGCGGCAGCAACAGCCACCGCACCCGCGACAAGTGCGGTCACCGAACCCACACCACCAAACATCCCGGCAAACGCTGCACCACCCGCACCCATCGTGAAATACGAGACGACCACCACAACCGCGATCATGGCGATGGTTTTCAATATATTCCCAGCATCCCCCTGGGGAGTCACCAATAAAGTGATCGGACAGTTTTTCTTCAGACGCACCTTGCTCCACATATTGCGAGGCACAACCTTGTCGCCAATCTTGACCACCATGTACTCGGCCAGCCAGGTCTCATTGACACATGCGCGCATCACAATATGCTCGACAGTTGCACCCTCGACAAACTCCACGACAGAGAAGTTGCCCGTCAACCCGACAAACGGATTGTTTCTATATACTGCGTAACCGGTAGAATCCTGCGATTCGCTTTGACCAGGAGGGAGAGTCAAAACGTTCAACCCCTGAGAGTTTTCCGGCACTCGCATGCATAAATTCCGATCCATTTAAAAACACTCCTATGTGGCACACATGCGCGCCGACCCTGAATAAAACCGTGTCACCTGACTGTGGATCGGCGCTGAGCTCGAACTTCGAGCGTTGTGAATCAATGGCCGAACCAAGCTCTGGGCTGGCTCGATAATCTGAATAAAGCTCGTTAAAACTTGGATACTGGCGGCCAAGAATCATCGTGTTGAATAGTTTGACCAGGCCAACACAATCGCAGCCTTCAAGGCTCTCGCCTCGCAAAACGTATGGGATCCCGATGAGGTCGCCCACGCTCATTTGAAAAGTCCAGAAAAATTACTTGGCAAATATCGCTCGTTTGGAAATGCTGTATTGAGCAAGTCATCGACCGTCACAGTCATTTTGATCGTGTCCTTGTCGTACTCAACAGACGCCACTCGCATATTCAGGATCTCAAACTCCACAACATCAGGAGTCGATGCCAGGATGAATTCGAGTTTCACTCCGATGAAGGTCCCGCTGCCGCGAATGATGTCGATCAATTCCAGTGATGCGTTTTGACAAACAATCTCAATGGCCGGCAAGCTCTCACCGTCGTCCGACGGCAAAGTGATCTCCAGCGGGAATGCGATGTACTCCTGGCCGCGAGAGACGATCTTGTCAATGTTGTTGACTAAGCGAATCGGCGTCGGAATTGCGCCGCCTGAGAATGTCAGCAGGAAAAGAAATACCTCTTTCGTATTTGGATCGAGTGCCGCTTTGACAAGTTTCTGCGAGAAAGCCATTTCAGACCTCATCCAGTTGGCATGCGACAGCCCAGGTCAGTGGCCCGACTGAGGTGATGGTTGGGGGCGCTTTGAACTTGAATGTCGCTGGAGCACCAGAGATCGGCTTGAGCCAATCGAATGGCAGTGTCCCCTGGGACAGATCGATGTTGTAGAAATCTACAAACGCCAAGTATTGTGCGCGGTCAACCCAGATGGTCATCGTGGCCGAGATCCTGGTGCGAGTAAACCTTGGACGAGATATGCTTGGACCCACATCAGGGTTCGAGCGAACCACTCCGTCCATCATGGTCTCGGAGTAGTCATAATTCGGGTTGTCCTGCAATATCGCTGGATATTGAGCG